TTCCTTGAATTTTAAAATTATTGTATCTCTATTATGCAAATTTTGTTATCAAAATAAAACATTTGACAATATTCATCCTAATATTATTATCATCAACAAACCTATCTTAGATATTCGAGATGACTTACTTCACAATAAAATTATATCAGGTCAACACTTCGACCAAGTATTTTATAAATATATTATACCTATCATTACCCCTATTTCATCCTCCTAAAACTTCCTTTTTATACTAAACTTAAAAATTGATATTTTATTTATCCTCCAATTTTATTAATGGTTCTAACACGCATATTTCATTTATCCGATTTACATATTCGAAACGGTGATAACACCTATTCTCGGTATTCCGAATACAAATTTGTTTTTAATTATACTATCAATTCGCTAAAAAATAACATTTTAAAACTAAATCTATCATTTGATGATTTTATTATAGTTATAACTGGAGACATATTTCATAATAAAAATGTTATAGGAAATTATGGTCTTGTTGTATACCGAAAATTTATTCAAGCATTATCTTTAATTGGAAGAACATATATTATATCTGGAAATCACGATTATGATCAAAGCGATATCAATAAACCCTCACTTGTTTATTCTTCGACATTTGATATTCCAAATGTATTTGTATTAAATGAATCTACTTCATTTACCATAGATGAAATAGGTATTTCTTTTGTTAGCATTGATAAGACATTAGACAATTATAGAAATAGTGGGAGGCTTCAAGATTTGCCTAAATTTCCAAGTATTGAAGGCGATGTTAAATATAAAATAGCTCTTTTTCATGGTTCATTTTCTTCTTCTAAATTATATAATGGAAAAACAGTTGATGAAACATTTAATCCTTATCCGTTAGAATGGGTGCAGGATTTTGATTATGTTTTATTAGGCGATATTCACAAAAGACAAGTATTCCAATATAAAAATAAAACTATTTGTGGATATGCGGGAAGTTTAATACAGCAAAATTTTGGGGAAGATATAGTAAGCCACGGGTATCTTATTTGGGATTTATATAATAAAGATATTAAAAAAATAAATGTCTATAATGAAAGAGGTTTCATAAATATTAAAGAAGATAATAATATTATCTTAATAAGGGTCAATGGTAAATATGAATTACTTTTAGAAGATTATATAAATAAACATATTGAAATTTTTCCTAAAAATATTGATATTAAAGTGTTCTCAAATATTAATATCTTAAATCTTAATAAAATTTTAGAAAAATATAATATTAAATATTGTATAATAGAAAAAATAGATAATATTAATAATTTTATTACTGGACATAATGATAATATATATAAAAACGATTCTTCTGTAGAAGATTATATAAAATATAAAAAAGAATTAATAAATGACGATTTATTTATAGAATACTTTAAACCTCTATTATCTCCTGAAAATCTTATATTGCTAAATAAAATTATTAAAAATAACGAACTATTATTATTGGATGTTAATAATTATCCAGAAGAATTACACGAAGAGTGTATGAAGATAAATAAAGAACTATCGGCAGATATAAATTCTAACATTATTACATATGATAATAATACAACAGATAAAACACGATATAAAATAAAATATTTAGAATGGGAAGGATTATTATGTTATGAAAATAAAAATTGGTTAAATATGGAAGATTTAGATAACAAAATTTTTATGGTAAAGGGACAAAATGGAACCGGCAAATCAGCTATTTATGATATATTACTTTTGGCAATATGGGGTGATAATACGAAAAAGAATACTATTTCAAGTGGCGTGATAAATCATAATAAAAACAATGGATATACCATAATAGATATTGAAATATTAAATGAAAAATATAGAATTATAAGAAATTACTCAAAAAAAAAGACTGGTAATAAATTACATATCAACAATACATCAATATACAAATATATTGATAATTTAAATATTGAAATATTAAAAAAAGACACAGCATGTAATAATGAAATTATAAAATTATTTGGAACAATGGAAGATTTCTTAGCTTCGTCTATGATTACACAAAACGTAGACTATGATATATTAAAAATGGATTATAAAACAACATTGGAATTCATAGATAATTCATTTGATATAGCTCATATTTATAATCTTTATAATCTATTTAATAAATCGATAAATAAATATAAAGGGTTGCGTAAATATGTAGATTGTAAAAAAGAAGTATATGAAAAATTATTAATAGCATCAAATTATTCAGATAATCACGAAGAAGAATTAAATGAACAAAAAAAATTATTAAAATCTTTAAATGAAAAATACTTATTTATTAAACAAGAACATAAACGTCATATAGAAATATTAAAAAATATAGATTTAACAATAAATTATGATGATATTAAAAATAATATAGATTACACTATATTGATATCTGAAGATATATATGAAATAAAAGTAAAACGCTTTACTGAGTTAGAATATATATTGAAAAATGCAAATATATTAGATATCAATGATATAATAAAATTCAGTAAAATGTATGATAAATCACTAGATACATTTGAAGATAATAGTGAAATTGTTAAACCGTGTGATGTTTCTATCATAGAAAATGAAAACAATTATTTAAAAGATTATTTTAGTATTTACGATAATGATATTTATAATGATAAGAAAAAATATGATATAGAAACATTAAATAAATTAAGACAAGAATATAATGAATTTGACATTTTAATAAAATCATTAATAACAGAAAGACCTTTAAAAGTTGATAAAATTGATAAACCTAATAGAGCCAAAAATGAATGTTTAAATAAAATCAATAATATTTTTGGAAACATGGATAGCTTAAATAAAGTTATTGAAGATATTGAAATATTTGGAAATATATATCGCACTTCTAATAATAAAATTCAAATTGATGAAAATGATTTATCTATTGACTCGTATAATAAATTTTTACTTGATAGGGATAATATAGATGATGAAATAAAGGAGTTAAATATTAAATTAGAAAATGTTGAAGAAAATATTAATATGTATTTAATAGAACAGCAAAAATTAAAGGTGAAAAACAAACCTATAGAAACATGTATTCTTGATATAAACAAATATAAAAATTCATCACAAATTTTAAAGGATATTAAAAATATAGATTATGCAAATATTATTAAATATTTAGAAGAAAATGAAAAATATGTAGATGAATATAAATATAATAATGATATAATTGTTGATATTAATAATAATAAGGCGAAATACGTCGATGAGTTGATGATGATAGAAACTAATGAAGATTATCATTATAATCCCGATTGTGAATATTGTTGTAAAAGAAGTTGGGTTAATCGTATTAAAGAATTGCGTATTATAATAGAAAAATATGACGATGATATAATGAAATTTAAAAATAATATAAATAATGATATAAATTATGAAGAAATATCAAGCGATGTCGATAAATATAAGCACATTGTTGAAAAATATAAATTATTACATGAGTATTATGATTATATAAAATATAAAGAAGCTTTTGATAGAATAAATGAAAATATTAAAGGTGCTATTGAAGATAAAAGAGTTTATAACGAAATCATTAATTCTAAAATAAATGCTCTAAAAGATTTAGATAGTAAAATTATTATTTATTATAATAAAGCGGTTGAATTAAAGGAACGTATAAATAATATTAAGAAATATATAATATTTAAAAAATGGGAAGAAAATTATAATGACAAAATTTGTAAATTTAATAATATAAGCGGTGAAATTAAGGATATAGAATATGTATTAAATTATAATAATAATATTAAACCTCGTATTATTTCTCACCGTATATTGTTGAAAAAATATAATAAATGGTTATCTTATAATAATAATAAAAATATTATTATATCAAAAGAATATGTTGATACTAAAAGATTAATAGAAAATTATAAAAATTATAAAATTTATAAAAATTACAAAGAAAATTTACCCAAGATTGCCATAATGAATGATTTGAATAAAAATATAAAGGATATTGAAGATGAAATAAAAATACTAAATGATAATATAATAGAAAGAGATGCTGTATATAATTATAATAAATCAAATATTACAAAATTAATAGCTTTACGTGATATTTTAAATAATATAGATAATACTTTAAAAACTCTTGAAACTATAATAATAAATTTTCAAAATTTTCGCATAAATTTATATGAAAATATAATTTTAAAAAAACTTTTAGAGAATACTAATAATATGCTTAAAAATGTTTGTCATAAACTGACGAAGCCTTTTGAATTGGATTATATGATAAATGTTCATCGTGATATAATACATATCACGTGGATGATTAAAAATGTTGATACAAATAGTAAAACTAAACAAATAATATCGGTAAATCAAGCTTCAGGATTTCAAAAGTTTGCTATATCGTTAGCATTGCGTCTTTGTTTACTTTGTAATAATAAAAAAATATGCGAACAGCTATATATAGATGAAGGATTTGTAAGTTTTGATAAATATAATTTATCAATTGTTCCGTCATTTCTTAAGTCATTACTTTATTGTTTTACTACTATTATTATAGTTTCGCATATAGACTTAATACAAGATAGTATAGATGAAAATGAATCCATTGTTGAAATAAAATACAAAAGCAACCCATCTTTATCTAGTATTACTTATAAAAATTATATGCTTCCACAATGTAAATAGTTTAGTCATGGTTTTATCTTATAATCTTATGTTATATATTATATATTATAAATTATAAATTATTTTTATTTATAATAAAAAAAGAGTACATAATTTATAAATTATCTATTTTTTATAAAAACTTTAAAATTTTAACTTTTTTATAAATTATGTACTCTTTTTTATCTTTATTATCAAAAAGTTATTTTATTATAAATTGATTTTACGAACCTATATGAAGGTACCAATATTATATTAAATATGTATTTTATTATTTACTTAATTATTACTTTTAATATATATATATATATATAGAGTAATATTATAAATGAAAGAAGATAGCATATTTGGAAAAAATATAAAATTAGAAAAATTTTGGAAAAAGCTTTCACAGGGAAAAATGATTGTAGCAATATATACTAATAAAAAAAGTAAAAAAATAACGTTAAATAACAAGGCGACTACTAAAAAATTATTTAAAAAATTAAATGAAGATGCAGATGTTAAAGCTATTCTTATGACAGGGATATCAACAGATTGGTATGAATATTTATATAAAAAAGCTAAAAATAAAACACCAGAATATGTAATAGATAATTATAAAAAATATTCTAAAAATATAGGAGAAAAATTTTGGTTTATAGGTGATATATAAATTTTATAAATTTTTAACCATATACGTATCTTCTAATTCATATCCAATATTTCTATAATAATTCCTAACACCTGTTCCACTAATTATTGCTATTTTTTTATATCCATTATTGTATGCAATTTTTTCTGCTTCAGCTACTAATTTTTTACCATAACCTTTATGTTGATATGAAGTTTCTATATTATTACCTACATCACTCAAATTTGAATAAACATGTAATTCTCTAATGAGTGCCGCATCGTGTAAAATATTTAATTGATTTGTTTTATCTACCTTATTTGCCAATCTCAACCTTATAAACCCTATTAAATATTTATCTGTCTCATAAGATATAAAGTATTCCATTCCTTCACTGGCATAATAAGATAATGTATTTAATTCTATATTATCTAAATTTATTTTAATATCCTTCACTTCTCTACATCTAATACAATTACAACACCAATTGTTTTTTTTCATATCATTTTGTAATAATTGTCGCATATTTACATATTCGTGTTTATATCCTCCTGTAATATAAGTAGATGGAATGTCCCTTATAATTCTATTTAATCTTTTCCATTTTTGAACTTTCTTTTTAAATTCTTTAATTAACTCAAATAATAATAAATCATTATAAGGAACATATTCACCTTTATCATACCAATCTTTTATTTGTGTCCAAGGAACAATTGCTGTAGGATATATTTTATATTGATCTACTTGTAGCCTATCGTCGTACAAAGAATCTTCTAACATTTTTTTATCCATATCATATGAAGAACCTGGTAAATTAGGCATCAAATGTATATCAACTTTATATCCGTTATTTTTTAAGATTTTAATTGCATCATATACTTTTTCTATAGTATGTCCTCTTTTTATTTTCTTTAAAACTTCATTATCCGTATGCTGAACACCTAATTGAACTCTTGTGCAATTATACCTCCTAAATTCTTTAATTTCATTTAAAGTTATTTCGTCAGGTCTCGTTTCTAATGTTAAGCCAATGATATGTATTTTTGATGTTTCATTTAAAGTTATTTCATCTTCCAACGAAAGCATATCACGTTTATCTGTATAAAAAGTATTCGCTGCATAATATGTAGATGTTATAAAATAATCTCTATATTTAATATTATAATTTGACCATGTGCCACCTAATATTATTAATTCTAATTTATCTACAATATGACCCATATTTATCAAAGAAGTTATGCGAGAATTAAATTGCAATATAGGATCAAAATTATTCTCATTTGCCCTTAAAACAGCAGGTTCTGTATATAAATATGAACGTGGTTGATCTACCCAATTATTTCCTTCGTGCGCTTTTTCATTAGGACAATAAGCACAATTATGGCGACAACTAAATTTATCTTTGATTAATACGCCATTGTCATCTATATATTCTGGGTTTCCCGATGTTAATAGAGTAATAACAATAACACCTGAATTAGATTTAGATTTTTTTTTTGTAATTAGTTTTTTAAATGCTAAATTATTTATATTAAGATAATTATAAAAGTAAATAAGATTTGATTTAGATAAAGTAATTTTGTATGTTCGCTGGATGTGTTTTTGAAAACGCATAATATCATTATCACATTTTAAATTATTTATATTCTCATATAATTCTTTTGATATAATATTAATATCTCTATCATTAAAATCTCTTTTTTTATGATCGTTATTATGTTTTATAGAACATATGTTTTCAATATCTGTAATCATTGTGTAATCCATAATTTAATATTTATAAATATTAATTGAAATAATATCAATTTTTAAATCATTTATTATAATTAGATAATAGAATGAATACTTATGATAAAGAAGATAGTCTAAAATTATTAAATGTGTCTGGAAAATATAATAACTGTTTTTATAATTCTGTGTATTTAGTAATAAAAGATAATGATATTTTTAAAAAAACAACTAAAAGCTATAATATAACAAATGGTACTAAATTACGTAAATATTTATCTGAAAATATTATTGATAGAAGTACTAAAAATTTTATAGAATATCTTAAATTAGCTAAAACATTATTAACAATGATGAATAATGGTGATACAAGTATGGAAATTCATGACGTCGCTTCTATGTTATCTGTTAATGTTGTAGAATTAGAATCATTATTAAATGCTGGAATATTAGATACTAATTTGGAATCAGAAGCTGGGATTCAAAATTTATTAGAAAAACATTTAAAAGTTGGCTCAAGAATGCCTTCTGAAAGTGAAAGAAAAATGGTTTTATCTTATATCCAACAAGCGTTTAATATTATAATAGTTGAAATTATATTAGGTGCTAAAACAGGAGACGATAACATTCAAGATAAAACTTTAGATACTATATATAAATATGTTTATAAAAAACATAAAATAAAAAATTTATCCCAACAATCAATTGATTTAATATTATTAAAGACTATGAAGGAAGATATTAAAATCGCTAATATAATAAATAAAATTAAAGAACGTATATTTAGTAAAATCCATAATTTATTAAATAATATTAGAAATCCAACAGAAAAATTAAAATTTTCTGTTTTTATTAATGATATGCGTCATTACCAAGTATTAAAAATAAACAAAAAAATTATAAATAACTATAAAGAACTAATAGAATTTATATTACCAAAAGATAATTTTACATTTAGCCAAAAAAGCATTAGAAGTCAACCAATCATGTATTCTAAATTAAAGAAAAAATGATAACATGAATGCTATAATATATTATCATAGAATCCGTCATCATATAATGTTAAATTATGATTATATTCAACATATTAAGTATATCGACTATAACTGTATTAAAGGATTTCAATATGAAAAATATGTAGTTAAGAAATTGCGAGAATATTATGATATTTATGAAATATATTTATGGAAAGATGTCCCAGACCATTTATTAATTAATTCAGGGATAATTTTAAGTAATGACCTTATAACTATTAAAGACAAATATAATACAAATAAATATTATAGGAATTATAATGTACTACTTGATACCGGTATAGATATTATATTTAAAACGACAGATAACTATATCTATCTTGTTCAATGTAAAGCATATAATTCTATAATATCGCAAAAACATTTGTCTGGATTTTTTAGAACACTATTGGACTGTTATGTTATAAATAATAAAAAAAATTTAATAAATAAAAACAATATTAAAGGGTTAATAGTACATACAAGTTCTATATCCGATTTAATTAAAGAAAGCTATTGTTATAAAGAAAATATAATTACAGATATTTATATTCCTTTTTATTCTAAATGTCCCAAAAATAAACTTATGAAATATAAGCGTATAAGTGTGATATTTATGATAAATTTTAATTGTATAATACTTTATATTATTTATATTTTGCATATTTATGTAAATAAATTATAGTTTATTTCTTAATTTTTTAGAAATCATCTTTTCTCTTTCCTTTTCTTTTTTTATTTTAGCTTTTAAATTTTCTAATAATTTATTTTGTTTCTCTATTTTATTGTGATTTTTTTCTTTATTTTTTTTTAATAATTTTATATTTTCTTTAATATTATTTATTTTTATTAAACATTCATTATTTTTATTAATATTTTTATATTTTTTACCACCTCCGGCTCTGGTTTCTCTTTCCTGTGCTTGTCTTCCTAAAGTATCTATAGCAATCCTTAAAGGTTCTAACATTCTTATAACTTCTGGAGGCAATTGTAATGCTCCTATAAATTCGTTGTGCAAAGTAGAAATAATATATACATTATGTATGGGATATGTTTGTTCAGCATTTGAAAGTTCAGCATGTAAATCATAAAAATTTTGAGAATATGTATTTCCTAGATAACCTCTACCTTGTGTTAAAATATTATATGCCCCTCCTAACATTAATCTTGCTAAAACATATAATGAGCCGTTTAGATTACCTTGTACAACCGCTTGACGTATAGAATCAGTAAACGGAAAATATATATGTTGTATATTATGAGGATAATTATCGTTATCACTCCATGGGGACATTGTCAAATGGATACGTGGAAATCTCCACGATGTAAAGTCTTGAGTAATTTCAAAAAATATAGTCCAATGAAGAATATCGCTAATATTAATTATCATAGAAAACGTGTATGAATTTATACCACTTCTTGTTCTTGTATTTCTTCTTCTGAATCGTACAGATAATATTTGATTTATTTGTCTTGTATGGTCAAGGTTATCTCTATTATGTCTTGGCAAAGGAAGATTATAGGGGTTTCCAGACATATAATTCCATAAATGTGTAAAAAAATCGTGAGTAATATTATCATCGTGAATGTTATAATCTCTATTTGCTGAAAAAGCAGCAGTTATATTACGAGGTAAAAACACGCGTCTTTCGTCTTCATCGCCAGCACCACCGTTTTTAGTATTTGTATCATTATTAAAATCTATTTTTTCAAATGGTGATTTGGGAATTATTTCTTTAAGTTTATTTAGTTCATCTAATTCAGTTTTTGATATATTAATAGATTGTGATATATCAATAGATTGTGATATATTAACCTCAATTTTAGAATCATTAAGAAGAGATATTACTTCACTTGCAGGTTGAGATTTAGCAACTGTATTTTTCTTCTGTCTTTTATTGCTACTCTTATTTCTACTGTTATTGCTACTGCTACTGCTATCGCTACTGCTATCGCTACTGTTATTGCTAATGCTATCGCCATTTATACCATTATTATTTAAATCATCTGTGTTTTTTTTAGCCATTCTCTATTAATAACTAATAAAAAAACATATTTTTAAAAGTAATTATGAAATTTTTTAGATATGTAGCAATAAAATTCATCAGGAATACCCTTATTTCTATCTATTATAAAATCTGTACAAGATTTATATAATTCATATATATCTATTTTTAACATATTCATATATATCGTATAAATTATTATGAAAATTATACTAAATATTACATCTATAATAGTAATATTATTATTTTTCATATTAATAATTATTAAATACGGAGGTATTTTCATTAATAAATTATTGAACTATTATTATAATCATCTACTTTACTTAAAATATTAAAAAAATTTATTATATAAAATCCTATTGCTATATAATATATAGCAATATTAGCGGATTATATGACATAATATTAAGAATATATATATAACTATATATTACTATCCATAATGATAAAAAATTCATAATAGGTATTGGATTATCGCACATAATTAACCTTCTAAATACCATTTATATTAAAATTACAATCGATTATATTACTCTATTTTTATTATATGGTAATTATTAGAGCACAAATAAATGAGTTCTATTACCAATATATGGAAAATAGGTACTGATAACAATGGTAATGGTACAAATAATAATCAATTTTATATTTCGGAATCGACAGATGTTGAAAAAAAACTAACAATTCAACGCGGTACAGGAATTGTAGGTATTGGTACAAATACTAATATTTTTGATGCTGAAAAAAATATTAAGCTAGATATTAATGGTAGCATAAACTTATCTGGTGATATTTATAAAAATGGTGAAATATATGTAAGTGATTCTACAACTTGGATTGAAAACGGTGAAAAAATATATTACAGTTCGGGTAAAGTTGGCATAAATACAACTGAGATTGACCCAAATGTATTATTAGAAGTAAATGGAACTATCAAAGCTACAAATATTATTGCTAATGGTTCTCAAATAACTAATTTAAATGCTACAAATATTACAACAGGAACTTTAGATAATAATATATTACCTGATGTAATAAATGTTAGTTATTTCGAAGGTTCTGGAGCAGGAATTACAAATATAAACCCTGCTTCTTTTAATACAGGAAATATAAATACAATCCATTTACCTGATAATATAACTGGTAAAACTTATATTGGTAATGGATCTAATATTACCAATTTAAATGCAAGTAATATTTATATAGGTACTTTAAGCAATGACAGGATGCCAGCAGATATATCTGTAGATTCATTGTCGGGGGATGGTTCTGGTATTACAGATTTAAACCCTTTAGCATTTTCAGGTTATATCGATAACTTACAATTACCAGCTGATATTTCGGTAACTAGTTTTTCCGGAAATGGATCCGGAATAACTAATTTAAATGCTTCAAATATAACATCGGGAAAATTAAATAATTCTCAATTACCTGATATAATTTCAGGTAAAATATTTTCAGGAAATGGTGCAAATATAACTAATTTAAATGCTTCAAATTTTTCTTTTGGAAAAATAAGCAATTCAATAATTCCCAACAATTTAGCAATATCAGGAACATTTACATCTGAAAGTTTACAGGTAAATGGAACAACGACAACAATCAATACAGATATATATCAAACAAGTAAGCTCAATATTACTAATACTTATAATACAGAATCGTCATTAAACATTAACCATTATTCGCCAACTACTAATGTTTTAAATATTAATCATAATAATGTTCGAAGATTTACTATTACTAATGCAGGTAATGTAGGTATTGGTGGTATAGGTTTTCCTAATTCTAGCTACAAATTAGATGTTGAAGGAAATATTAATTCATTGGGAACGATTTCATCTCAAATTGTTTTGATTAGAGATAGTATTAATTTTTATAAATCTTCTACACAAAATATATTGATAAAAATACCACAGACTTTATTATCGTCATATACTATAACACTACCAAATGCTGGACCATCAGCGAATAATATATTAAAATCTGATAGTATCGGTAATTTATCATGGGTTAATAATAATGAATCACCAACATTAGAAAATATATACTCATTCTTTGATAATGCAGAATTTGAAAAAACATCAAATATAACATTAAAAAATATAAATTCAAGTAAAATATTATCAGCGTTTAATAGTGATCAGTTTGAATTACCTCCAATTGGAGAACCGCAAATAATAAGGATTAAAGAAGGTTTATTAACATCTGGGGGTAATGCAGGAGGAAATGTTAGCATAACCTCAATAAATGATCCCCCAAGCGTTTCAGTAAATACTTTGAATATAGTGAATAAGCAAATGACAGATAGTACAGAACCTAATATTGTTTATAACGCTACATCACTCTTTTTACAACAATTAGCCGAACAACAAACGGGCCTAAAAGGTTGGAAAATTGTTAGATATTCTAGTAATGGAACACGATTTTTAACTGATGATAACTTAGAAGGAACATGGGTTTATGGTACAAATGGTGATTATAATGCTACTAATTTATCTCAATGGAGTATTGAATTTTCAAGCGGAGGATATAACCAATATTTTTTTGCAAATGGCCCTAATACATCTTTCACATATGATAGATGGTTGGTATTGAATAAACCTGAGTTTGAAGTAAATTCATCAACATATACAAATGGATATAATCAAACGAGAACAGCTGTTATGTCATCTATAAATCCAAATACACATAGTGTTAAAATAGCAACTGATACTCAAACCGATAGACCTTTAATTGGTTTAACTGAATGGACAGCAGGAGATGGAAACTTATATGCTGAAGCAGGATATAACAATAATAATCCTTCAAAAATTGGTAGCACAACATCAACAATGCGTCATTATGTATTGGTTAGAAAATCAACAGATACAACATCTTATATACCACAAGCACAAATACCTGCTAATTTGATTAATTATCAATATCATACATTGACTTTTGAAGGAACATCAGGATATACTTCAACAACTGATGGAAATCAAAGAACATATAATATTAATTTTCCTGAAAATGTTGTCGCTGATATTTTAATAGTTGGTGGTGGAGGTGCTGGTGGAGGAAACGGACAAGGTGGAGGAGGTGGTGGGGGTGCTGTAATATACTATGAAAATATTGATTTGAATGGAAATTATACAATTAAGGTAGGAAAGGGAGCAACCGCAACTAATCTTCAAAATAGAGGAGATAATGGATATGATAGTTTATTTTACAGAACTAATGATAATTTACAAAAGTTTGTAGCAAAAGGAGGAGGAGGTGGAGGTTCTTTGAATTCATCTGGATATAATGCGAGAGATGGTGGAAGTGGAGGTGGAGGTGCGGGTGGTAGTGCCAGTATTAATGGAGCAAGTGGATTGTTAATATCAGGGAATATTGTTAATGATGTAAGTATAAGTATATCATCAAACTCATATAATAATACTGGTTTTACAGGAAATAGAGGGGTTGATAGTTTAAACGATACAGGATGTTTTGGTAATATTGGAGGATATGAACCTGCTGGTGGTGATGATGATTGGGGGGCTGGTGGTGGTGGTGCTGGAACAATAGGAGCACCTACAATACAAGGTTCAGTAGATGTTGCTGGTGATGGTGGCAGTGGAAAAAAATTTGATATTACAGGAAATGTTTCTTATTATGGTGGAGGTGGTGGTGGTGGTATGAAACCTACCACAGATTTTAATACAGGTTCTCGTGCGGGATATGGAGGATTAGGCGGAGGTGGTAATGGTGGTGGAGGAGCCTCTGGGACACAAGATAGTAATGGTTTTGATGGTACGAATGGGACAGGAGGAGGTGGTGGAGGTGTTGGTGCCATTACCACAGCTAATTATAGAGGCGGCAACGGCGGTTCAGGCATAGTCATCATACGATATTATGTCGTGTCAAGCATAACTCATAAATATTTGGCATTCACTTATACTGGAACAACCGAAAATGATACAACATATCAAGTAAATTTCCCAGTAAATACAACTTGTGATATTTTAATAGTAGCAGGAGGAGGAGGTGGAGGGCAACAAAATGCGGGAGGTGGAGGAGCAGGAGGTTTAGTTTTAATTCAAAATTTTACAGCTAATGGTACTTATAATATTAATGTTGGAAAAGGTGGTAATGGTGGAATTAACCAGTCAAGGGGGCAACAAGGTGCTAATACAACATTTACAAAAACCGATAATTCTGTAATTATTACAGCAAATGGTGGAGGAGGTGGGGGTAGTACTGGTCTTGTAGGTCAAGGCGACGGATTAAAAGCTTCTAATGGTGGAAGTGGAGGAGGAGGTGGATTCATTTATGAAAATGGAATTCAAACACAAAAATCGCAATCTCAAATAGGGATAATATCACCAACAATATTAAATCAATTTGGGGAAGATGGTGGTCATGGTGGTGGAGGAACATCGTCGTATCCTGGTGGTGGAGGAGGAGGAGCGGGAAGTGTTGGTGAAACTTCTTCTTCTAATCAAACCGGACAAAACGGAGGAAGAGGTATTGGTAGTGTGGGAACTTTTGTTTTTAGTGAGAAGTTTTCTTCATCTTTAGGTCATAATGGATGGTTTGCGGGAGGTGGTGGAAGTAGTGGTGATTCGAATGATGGATATGGAAATGGGGGCATTACTTTATATGGTGGTGGTGGAAAAGGTTCTGGTGGTATAAGTACATCATCAACTACTGGAATGAATGGTATAAATGGAACAGGCGGCGGTGGCGGTGGTTGGAGAAGTCCAGGTACAACTCCTGGAGGCAACGGTGGTTCAGGCATAGTCATCATACGATATTCTATG